GTTGGCATAACCATTGGAATACACATAGACCGTAGGGGGATTCAAATACCAGAAACATGTGAAGTCAACGCCTGCTTTGTGGAAAAATTCCACATCTGGGAAACCATTCAAGTTGAAATCACCAGCGTCAAAACCTGCCATAGCACCATCTTTAACATAGTTGAAGTGGTTACTACCAGCGTGACCGGCAGCGGTCACCCTAGCAGCAAGCGTTGGTTGTTCTAAGACGCTGTAAGTGCCGAAGGCTTCATTGGCGAAGAAACCAGATGACACGGGATCTTGAGATATCATCAAATTGCCCATAAAATTGGCTGGCATCATCCTGAAATTGCAATAGTAGGGAGTGATACAATTGACCACATCGACCTTATCTGGATTGGTAGCTGCCATACCAGCCTGACCAATCTGCAACTTACAAGTATTCCCGACAGACCTGGAGTTGCGGCAAGCATCAGCACGCTCTTCTGGATTGGTCAAATTGAGATTTCCATACGCAAGAAAACTAGTTAGCATAGGCTCCCAAATACTCTTGTTGCTGACCATGTTACCATAAAGCAAATCACTTCTCGCAAAGTTGGCGGAATCGATCTTACCATTACCCTCTTGAGAGTAATAGTCATTGAAATGGGCCACATAACAAGTGGACCCCCTCCAACCAACATAGCAATTAGAAAAATATGCTGTGGGTGTGGGAAAAGTGGGACGATAGCCCGAATAACTGGTGCCACCAGCATCCTCCTTCCACCAAGCCCCAGTGTTGATGTGTTTGGGGATGGTTCGACCATGGTGGAAATTAGAAGGCAAAGCTCCAGACATCAAAGGCAAGTTGGGTAACATTTTGCTAGCCGTGTAAGACATGACATAAGCATCAGAACCCAACCGCTTCTCATTAGTCGAAACACCTGTCTCAAACCAAGCCACAGTGGGAATATGAGCATAAGATCCCAAGTTAGGCGTTTGCTTGACAGGGGCAAATGGGCAAGTCTCATAAAGAGTCGTACGATGCATCAATTGCCTTATGGATCTGACTATCTCACCAAAGTAGATATCATGGGTGGTTCCCCCCCAAACGTAAGGAGGGGCTTCGGTAACAACCTTGCCTTCATCTGTGACTTGAGCAATCTCGTCCACCCCAGATTCCAAACGGAAATAGGATAGTGGAACATGAAAGTCAGTAGGTCCTGCAAACTCAACCTCAGAGCAATCGATTGAAACAATCAACTTAACAGGACTTGAATCACTTGTACCATTGGTTAGTGTATTGAGCACTGACACGATAATGGAACCATTGAAGGCGCTATCATTGAAATCACAATTCGTGGTACTGGGAGAAGCAGCAGTGTTGTAAGGCAGTGTGGGATTGAGAAGATAGTTCTGATTTGCATGAACCGATGAACCATAATACTGAGGCGTGTACAAAGTCTCAGTGCTAGTACTGTCCGTCTTGAGGTAAGATCGACTGGACATCCAAGGCACTTCGAAAGTGAAAGAAGGGGTTTCAGCCAAATCCCAAATCTTGCTAATCGTATACGGTTCTTCAAAGGCTGCAGAAGTGTACCACCCCTTGAATCCATCAGGATCATAATTGATCATAAGCCTGCCGCGATGGAACTGTGAAGCAACAGCTGTGAACGTGTACTTAACTCTACCAGTCCAAAACCCAAAAGCTGCACCGACATGAGCCGATGGTGTGGGTTGGATGGAAGCCACTGGGGCTTGAGTGATAGTACCGGTGTGCCACTTAGTTGCACTAATCATGGGTGTAACGTGTTGTAGGAATAGCACAGTAGTGGGAATCATAGCTGAATCCCAAGTGGCCATCACGTAACTGACATCTCTACCAATGATATGCCTAATGGCCATATGATCGGAGCCGTCCAAACCAACTGTACGGGAGTCCACAGTAACCTCATTCTTTGGATCTAAAGATAGTTTATCTTGTTGAACCGATATCTCAGGGGAGGCGAAATGTGGCATATAGTTGATTTGCTCGCTGTGGACATTATCAATGACAGGGGGGTTAGAAAACCCAAACCAACGCGCTACAGATCCAGCTGAGGACGCAGCCATAGATGTGGCCATCGCATACGGCCTAATGGAGGGAACATACGACAGTATCTGGGCGGCCCGTGAGACGGCAGACATAGCTGTGGAAACAGGTTTATCAGAATATTCATCGCCTGATTGGGTGACGAAAGAAGGACCCGCAACCTTATGCATATCACACCATCCATAGATGGTAACCGTGACGGGAGTGGTGGAACTGGAGCTTACTGACCTAAGTGCCAAGGGCGTCCAAAGAGATATAACGCCCATATCCTTCAGCTCCTCCAACACATCTCCAGCAACTGGAGGGTAGAGGAGCGGATCAGTACTACCCAAATTGATCCAATTCTTATGATAACAGAACGGAAGAACCATTTCACAGCCCTTAGAAGACTGCGGGTAGAACCAAGCATGCGGTCTAGAAGTCCTAACCATCAAATTGCCAGACTCTGTTCCCCCAGACCAAAGGCCACCAGAAGGATTATCGGGGCAAAAGGAGGGATCGACAGTCCCACCACTGAACCTATAGTTGCCACCCGCATCAGTGTAATTACCTGCTACAGCAGTATTACGTTCGATCCCAGCCATAGGTAGATAACTCATAACACCTGCTGAGTAATAGTAGGGAGGAGCATTGATGACCAACTTCAAATGAAGAGTCGCCTGCAACCTACTATACCCCTTCAGCTTGTTCAAAATAGCAGGGCTACTGAAATAGTCATACCAAGGATTAAAACCCTCGAATAAGGAATCACCTACAGTCCAAGTGTACTCCTTCATCTTCAAAGGCCGTGAAAACCACTCTTGCAAATCCAAGCCAGGGGTGTAACCATCTGAGAAAGTATCATCGACAGGAGGATTGAAAGCTTCAATGCTGGTTCCATGTGAACCATCGATAAATTCAGTCAGAAGGCCGTGTGTATCATTTTCGTTTTCTTTATTCGCAGACATTTTACAACTGTGGATATGCCTATGCTCACAGTCGGATCCCTTTGATCAGGCAGCCATGGCCGCTACACCAATACGCGTAAAAAACCCCAGAAACGAATGGGCGACGCGTATGTGACCTTATATATATATATGTATAAAGCACGCAACACCAGTAAGATCTTCGACGATTTCGGCAAATCGTTAGCAGACTGGTGTGGAGCAATTTAGCAGGAATGTACATCTGCAGGGGTGCTCGCCGACCCTATTTTTGTGCGCTCACACCTCAGCCGCATGCACACCCTCGTGGCGCCACATCCACTGGATTACAAAGGCCAGAAGGGGGCCTGGCATCAAATGGGGGCGAAACCGAAAGGCGTACACAAGACTGAGTACAAAAGCGCTTTTTTGGATTAGAAATGGAATGAAGTGCCAAAAGATCAACTTGTTTATGAGGAAAAAGAGAGAACAAACTTCAAATCCGATGATTGGTCCCAAATAATCGGAACCACACACATAAGAAAGGGGAATTGTCCCCAAATCTTGCCATATGAAGCAGTGGCGTTCGAATTCCGTAGCATTGTTGGGAAGCGTGTCCATATGATAACATTCACCGCTTTCAAGCGAGAACTCTTTAGGACAACATTCTTCGAAACGAGGATCTTGGATGTAACCATGTTTGATGTGCTCCATGTATCTATTACGATAGAACTCATACGTGTGCTCTTCACCTTTGTTTGAATAAAAGAAGGTGCGAACAATCTGGTCATGGGTGTACTCACGTCCCGTTTCTTTGAACTGAAGCTTCGAAAGACCTTCGATGAGCAACTCACGGACCTCATCAAAGAGATCCTTGTGATATCTGGCCAACTCGTAGAGAGCACTGTCATGTATATCCTTGAGACACACCGAAACCGGAACAGAAGATCGATACTTGTACGTGAGGAGCATACGCCATAGGCGACTCAATTCAAATTTGTCAAGCACCTTGCCCTCTTCCTGGATGAAATATCTACCTAGAAGAGTAATTTGCTCATGAGGAGCATAGGGCTGAACAATTGAATTCTTTGCAGCATCGGTGTACTCGATAATATACTTCAACTTATCCTGCATATCATTACAAGTGATAACCTGTCCATACTCAGGGTGTGGCACACAACCGACAATATTGTCATCTCCATACACCATAGCTCTAACATAGTTAATGTAGAGCAAATGGGCATCAGCATAGTTCAAGTTGTTGTATTTTTCCAAAAACACATACCAAATTAGTATGTTATTGGCAATGCAATTAATTTGCGTTGTCAAAGGATTCCCGGAAGTGTTCAAACTACGAAAACCATACAACGTCCCAAAGACGTTTACGATTGGAGAAGTGGCACATTTGAGTATATTGTTCATGATGATCATGTCGTCCTCGCTATAATTCCCACTCTTGGCGCAAAGTGTGACGATAAAATACCGCACTGAGTCAGTCACCTCTTGGAGTAGACGGCGATCAAACTTACGATAATCACCATCAAACACCCAATTGGATGAATCGGAACCAAACACATATTTACGAATTTGTTCCCACTGCACCGAAGAGGAATCAAAGCCAACAGCTTGTTGGAAAACGAAGGGGAATGCTGCCATGGTCCTGTTGAGAGATAAAAGATATTCCCTCATCAAGATATTGAAATACAATGGAGCAATAAATATAGGTCGCTTAGGTTTCCTATTTCCCTCCGAAACTGGTTTAGCTGGTTCATCCTTCCAGAAAATCTGATGGACAACACGGTGACCCTTAAGCATCCTGGAACGGCATTCATCAACGAAATACTCAAGGGTTTCCCCCATCGCACGATCGATCCTACCATCAGCATGCCTCTCGACTTCTATAAGCCAATGATGTTTACCCTTAGCACCGGGATACATAGAGGTAAAAGGCGGTCCAGCACTGGTGTTCATCTCTAAACCATCCAAGGATTTGTATCGTACTCCCTGTTCATTGACCAAGCCATTGATGGGGATACCCTCTTCGATTGGATATCTGTGGATCTCCGTTTTAACATCGATTTTAGCCAAGACACTATCAAGATAATGATCCGCTGCCACAAGCATCTTACCAGCCAGAGTCCTGTCATGGACGGGCTGAGACATGATGTCAGACAGAACGACAGCGATGTCATAATGAGACAATCCCGTCGCGCTGAGCTTCTTGTAATCTACGTTTCCTTTGAGACACTGAGTATTCTTGACGTGGTTGAGATGGTGGTGAGGTGGAATCTTATCCGAAAAGATTATTTCATCAACACTCGACAATTGATATCCAGAAAGGTCATCATGAAGAGGACTCAAATTCCAGTCTGAAGTCAGTTTCCCAATGCCAACCGTGTAGCGCTTACAGACATCATGGACACGAACATCAATGGTCCTACAAGTGCCATAAAGGTGGGCGGATGTATCGTTGATAGTCGGACGGTCATATCCTAGAGTATGCTGCAGCCACCCATCGGTTGATTTATCAAAACGACCTATGGGGCTAAAAAGTGATCCGGCTATGATCTTCACATTGTCTTCGATCATCACAGATTTGTCGTGCTGACGCATCTGTCCACGTTCATCGACCTCAATGTTAGGAAGATGCATGATCTGCTCTGGAAGAACGGGATAACGGCATGCTTTCTGCTCGTAATGTGCGAATACCTCCCTCCTCGAAGCAAATTCATCCAGACTTACATCCTTAAGTTCGCCAGAGTCAGCTGAAAAGGTCACTTCAGGCTTAATTTCAGCGCTAAAGGAACTAGTCGACTCGGGTGAGGGGAGAGCCATATCATCAGCATACACAGGTACNATCAATTTCTGGATGTGATCACCTACACTGGATCCGGCGCCATGAATGCCTACAAAAGCACATTCGACAATCCTTTCAATTTGAGGCCGGTGGACCCTTTGAAGTAAATATGGACTGCCGCATTCGCCCGGCCCCGTTCGTTCTGGGATGTTAACCACAATACAAGGACCCATGTCATATGTGCCAGTGGTCAGGTCCGTAATCTTGATGTCATCTACAACGTTTGAAATCTGTCCGGCATTGTTGACACGCATCTCATCGTCAAACATTTTGACAAGGGACACATTGTGTTTAACCAAGGTGTTTTTCATTTTGCCAGTGGCATCTATGAAATTTTCCTTAGACAACAAATAAGGTTCGTTGCACACGAAAGCCCTGATGGTGTAACCGACACGGGGTGGGGGCCGAAGATCAAAAATGATTAAGTCCCTCTTGTCACCAACTGGTAGTTGAACTATGAGCGACAAAAAGTAATCACTTTGGAAAACAGCTGGTTCATCAGATTGAGCGATCACACCGTGAATTCTGATACACCAGGGTCCTTTATGGTCCCTAGTCCATTTCTCCAAAGCATGTTTATTGAAGAAGACACGGGGTGATTTGTACGCTGCATAAGAAAGAACTGTTCCATGTGTGTCACTCGCCATTCCGGTAGAATCCAGAAATGATAGTTTGATCACAAATGTCTTGTTAATCTTACCACCACAGGCCAAATGACCTTCTTGGATTGATAAAGATGGGGTCGACAATCTAACAGCCGGTGTGGAACGAGGGTGTTCGTATCTTGGAAGTGAGTCAACCGCATGTTGGACAGGGACGGTACGGACTTTGTCTCCAGATTGAAGCTCTCCAGCACATGTTTCTTTGTCATCACGCTTGGAAAAGTGTTTAAACACTCTGATGGCCACAGCCGAGGCTGCAGAAGTTCCAGCAATACAAGCAATAGCGAATTTGTGCCTATCAACCCAATTTGAAAGGCGAGAACTATCACGATAGTAGCGAACCGTTTGCATGAAACTTCCTGTCCTCCTACAGAGAACAAAGAAGAAACAAAGACCTTCGTAAGCATCGTAGACGGAATACCACGCATGGACAACTTTGTCATACAACCAACCAATGAGGTGGTACATCAGACCAAGGCACAAAAGCCAATAGATCCACGATAACGCACCTGTAGCTGGATAAGGTAAGCCACTTTCAGTCGTGAGTTCCTCAGCGGGCGGATCAGCTTTATCGCCAAGCATATCCCTAAACGTCAACGGGACGCCAGAAGTCGGACGGACTCCTAACTCTTCAAAGTCAATCCCGCGCTCACTGAGTTCAAAAAACTGTTGCTGGATTCTGTCATGTTCCTCAAGTTCATTGCAGAGCATATTAAAAAGATCAGTGATATCAAAAACGTAAAGATTGTCACCGTGGGTCAGCCGGGCTCGGCTGAGATCATCGTCGCACTCCTGGACAAGCCTAGGATTTGGGACGGATTGGTATTTTGGTTGAGACACTTTGTATCCATCATTGGAGGCGGTCGTACGGAGACACCTAATCGACCAAGCGTCAGGAGCTTTACCAGGATTATCACGTTGGAATTCGGCCAATTTCTTCGTATCAATGGCACCAAATCCATTATCAAACTCTGGTGAAGGGGAAACCTGAAGAACTAATCTGAACCTCCTAGCAATCGCACCGGGATGTTTGTAAATCCCAGATACATCTAGCGTAGACCTACCATTGAGACCAGTAATGGTGTTGGAAGTACCAATAATGGCATAGTAAAGTGCGTACACCTTGCCCTTAAGCTCAAGTTGAGCTTGATTAAGGTTAAAAGGTAAATTGTTCATGATGGCAAGAAGGGCTTTGATACCCTTATTCCCCTCGGGCTCAATGTCTTGAAGATATTTATCAACATCGTCCATTACACACAACAAATGGCTAGAGCAGGCACCATCCCAGAATGCTGAATCATCCCCACTATAATAGTAGGTGAGTTGCTTGGTCAGTTGCTTATCGATCTTAAGATGATGTTCCAAAATGAACTGCTGCATCATTACGAGGATAGAGCTCTTAGCTATACAGGTGCCACCTTCAATGTTGATACCAAATGTGGCAGGCCTAAATTTGTGTGACAAAATGCACATGTAATGGTTACTTAGATCGTTATACATGTTCTTGATTTGCAAAACTTTCTTCGACTTACCATACACGGCATGGACCACTTCAAAATTCTTTAAAGCCATAAGCTCTTTCTCAGCATACTCGCGAAACTGGTTGTATTCAAGCCGCCATTTAAGCTGCCTGCAAACGTCCATAGTAGACCAAGCTGAATTGGGGATATGCATAGATAATTCTTTGCCTTTGTCCTCCCATTCAATAAGCTTCTTGCGTAGCTCTCGGAATTCCCAATAGGTGCGCTTCTTATCAGAAAGGTACCTGAAGTCAAAATAAATCCTGACATCGGTATAAATCGCCTTGATGGCTTCCCAAATTTGAGAAACAGTCGTATGTTCAACGTTCATATATTCAGAAACGTCAAAATCAGCGATTTCTTCATGTGAGCGACCAGTTAGAGCACAGAAACCAGAAACGGCTACAACGCCGGTAACTCCCATCAGAAGAGATGTAAGTTTGAGCTTCTGGAGGTCTTTGTAAAAGCCCTCAAT